CAGTCACCGTACCTGAAGTGACCGCAGAAATATACGCAGTCAAATACTGATCCCTGCTGGACACAGTCACAAGCGGAGCAACGCTAAACCTAGAAGCTGGAAACGCAACCGCAGTAGTTGTAGAAGTGTTGATCGCAATAGTGGCAACCTGAGTAAAAGTAAAAGCTGCTGAAGCATACGGCAACTTAGTAAAGTTTCCGTTCAGATCCGATGCGGTAAGAACCTCACCAATCGTCCAAGTTTTCGTGCCTGCCATTTTATCTCCTAAACCCCTATTTTATCTAAGCCAAAGTATCTGTATCAAGAATACCCAAGAATGTTGAATCAAGTCTGAACGGTAAATTGTCTAGCGAAGCTAAATTAAAAGTTATCGAATCACGCTCAACATCAGAATTAGAACTGACACCTAGAACCTGATAATACTTATCAACGCTAGATCCTGTGTTAGACGGCTTAAAAGCAACCCGCACAACATCTCGAATCTCAATAGCCAAAACAATGTTCTGCTGAGCTCCAGTTAAAGCCTCTAAAGCGATCGTCATCTGCTGAGCTCGATACTCAGGCAACCTAAACTCACCTAAAAACGCTGAAGCGATCTCTGCAGGCTTCGTTGTAGAAGTCGTCAAATTGTCGGTCTGATTGTAAACACGCAAACCATACAAGCCCTGACTAACCGTATCCTCAGTAACGGCAGTCGCATTGACACCAATAACCTGTACATTGTTGTAAAGCTGCTCCGAAGCGTAAACAACTGCTAGATCCGTAAACGGTATCGCAGTCCCACTGAACAAAGACTGAGCATTAGCATCAGCAAAGCTGCGAACCGCTGGAGCAGTGATCGCTGAAGCAACGCTAGTCATCAAACCAGACTGGCTCTCGGCAGGGATACCAGACCAAGCAATCTCATAAGCGGTAGAAGCCGAAGTCATACCTGCGTAAGGGTTCCAACGACCATCAAAATAATTTGGACTAGACAAAGCAGGCTCAATAATAAAACCATCACCAATAACGCTGTAAGTTGTTCCACCTGAAATAGTGGCATAAGCTGCAACCCCACCAATAGCACTGCCAGATGTTTCAGTTTTAGTAACAGTAAAAACATTCCAAGCAGTTGAGGATGGCGAACTAACTACTGTTGAAGCTGCAACACCTAAAGCCTGACCATTTACATCTAAAGTAAATAATTGGATATCAAAGTTTCCGGCAACACCACGAATCAAACCAGCAAAAGTATAGTCAACCCCAGTCTGATCGTATCTCTCTGGGTTGTAATCCTGATAAACAAAACCAACAAAACTGTCTGTAGGTACAAACGGATCCTCAACAGTTCCACCACGCCAAACAAAACCACCATAAGCACTGGTAGTCGCTGTAGCTTGAGTTCCAATTAAAGTCCAACCAGTGCGGGGTTCACCTGCAACAAGGTTTCCTGTAAGGATCGTGGCCGTAGCAGGATAAGTCACAAAGTTATATCGGTTTGTGTTCTGCCACTCGTAATTAGTGAAACTGCGATCCTTCATCTGCATAACAGCTGAGGAATCGCTATACAAATCGGCTGGCTCACTGCGAGCAACATTCTGCAAATAAGACAAAACATTGTCCCCAGCATTGTTCACATCATAGCCAACCTGAGTATGGCCACCACGAATGCCTGCATAATCGTAAGCATCAAAACCATTAGCAATCAAAACTGAATCAATCCGATCACTTGTAGGCTGAACCACAATTTGTGTGCCACCGGCAAAAGCAGCGTTGCTCACTTTATAAAGCAAGTCCAAAGCTGTGACAGTGGCCTGACCATCAAAACCGGACTCACCATAAGTAAACTGCCAGTCCTGAACAAAACCAGTGAAACGCCTGATCCCATTGGAGCTGATCCGTATCTCACCTGCAGGCTGAACCAGCGTGTAACCGCCAGCACCATACCAAAGCGGGGAACTCGTGTTCAACGGATCAAACACACGAGCATTATTGACAAATGTCACGCTGGCAGATCCGGCAGAGAAATCATCTAAAACACGACTAATACCACGATTGATAGAAATAGACTGCACATACTGGGTGACATCAATATAACTGCTCGCACCAAACTGAAGCTCAACAACATAACTAGGTAACGGCATTATGCCTAACCGCCAACTTTTTTAGTGTAAAAGTTATACGGCAAACTACCATTTTGTTTAATGTATTTACCTAAAGCATCAACAGTAGCTTTTGGATCAGCACCCTGAACATTTATTGTTACGTTATTGGTTGTAGCTGGCTTACCCATTTGATAGAACGGTATAGGATAGCCACCCTTTCTCATACCAGTTTTAGGATCAGTGTTAGATAAATCTCTGCCATCACCTTTCATACTATCTCCGCCCAGTGAAAGAGTCATAACTACACCCGCAGTTAAAGGATTCCAAAATGGTAGTCCTAGCGGATTGCCTTTGCTTTTAGGAGTTTTCTTTTTATTTGTGCCATCTCCAACAGGCACAATGCTATCAACCGCACTAGCCCCAGTCATCAAACCAATAGCTTTAGCAAGGTTAGCGATGCTCTTACCTGCACTAGCAAGCATCATAATTCCTTTTAATGCAAGCAACGCAGGTAAAGCGTTAATCAAAGATGTAGCAATATTCTTAAAACCCTCAATAGCATCACCACCACCAAACAAAGCAAAGAAATCTTTCACCCCTGTAATAACTTCGCCAACAGCATCTTTGATATCATCAAAAGTTTTGCCTACATCAGACTTAGGGTTAGCAAGGTCATCAAAGAATTTGCTGACAACTTCAATCGCTCCGCCCTCTTTACTAATCTCATCAATAAAATCAAGAATCAAAGGTAAAACAACAACGCCCAACTTCTCTTTAAGAATGTCCATGCTGTTGTTGAACTTCATAAACGGATCGGCATTTTCTTCCGCCATACCCTTATAAGTTTGAGCAAAATCACCTAAAACATCTTTAGACTTAGTAAGTTCAGGAAAGAGTCGTTTCAATGAAGAAGTATTGCCTGCATAAGCCTTAGCAACAGCGTTCGCAATTTTTTCTTGGTTTTTTCCCGAACCGGCCGCACCATCGAGTGTGATCCGTAAAAGTTTCTGAGCATCTTTTACATTGCCTGTAACGTTCGCAAACTTGGCCATACTCGGACGGAGATCATCGTCCATGATGCCAGTTTGCAGAGATAGAGTTTCAATGAATTTATCATTCTCTTTTACTGAAGCCTTAGTCGCACCAGCATTACGAACAAGCTGAATGTTTAGAAGCCTAGTGCTTTTCTCATCCGCAGCTGCAGCCTTAGCAGCATCCAACAAACCATCCGTCAGCTGCTTGATACCAAAGCCGATCCCGATCGCACCAAGAGTTTTAGTCAGTCCACCAAAACCAGACTTAGCCTTACGCAAACCTGAGTCATCAAACTTAGATAAGAGTTTAATAATTACTGACATCAGCCAAGCCTTCTACTAACAATTTTGGAATACTTTTCCCACACCAATTTTACTTCACCCTCCATACCCGGAACTGAAGCCTCACCCGCCTTATAGAAAAAGTTATACAGGCCACTGCTTTTGACTTTGCGAATCAACGCTTCACCCTGCCCATTGTTCCTGTGCTTACGACTGCCACCCTTGTATGGATACTCCCTCGTAGTTGCATACTTGGCACGACCAGATCCCCTGCCAGCTGTCGCAACCATGGCCACACCGGGTGAACGCAACCAGATACCAAACAAGCTGGTAACAGCTGTCCGTCTTGAACGACCTGAACTAAAACGTGGAATAACGTTGTCCGGAGCGATCACCTTGTTCTTGTATTTACCGCCAGTCCAACTCAAGCGACCAGTCGGATTGTTGTTGAACTTACGATCGTCCATGCTAGTGCGTGTCCTAGTAACACTCATACCAGACATAGGTGCAGTGCTAGGAATAACCTTCTGAATTTTATTGACCGTAGGCTTTGTAATAGCCTTCATCTCTTTAAGCATCTGCTTACGCAAACCCGGCTCAAGCTGATTCAACGCCTTCAAAACAGGCTTAGCATCAAAAATAATGTCAGGGTTTTTAGCCAAAGCAGCTGAACGCTTAGAAATATTAGCCATCACTACTACCTCGCTGATACTGCAAAGCAAACAACATAGTGTTCAACATGCGATCCGTTTCCTTCATCAAGACTGACGGAGCGATACCAGTGGCAACAGCAAGATTAGCGATCAGCCAATGCTGAGAGTCAACGCCTAAACTGTCAAATCTTTTGGGTCTGCAACCTCAACTTTTGCAACCTGATCAATCCACAACTCAAACTCTTGAGTAGTTTTCTTTAATCTTAAAACAGCAAGCCAAGCAAGATAAAGCAAGTGAGTAACCTTCTCCAACTTGTCAATACCAATGTTGAAGTATGCTTCCCACTTCACTAAATCACTGGCAGCAGACAAGACCTCAATAACAGTGCCATCAGTCAACTCTATGCGTAGGTTTAGTTGATTCATTAGGCGGTCGCTCTCGAAACTGTTCCGTTAGTCGGCCAAGTAACTGAGAAAGTCGCTAGATCACCGATCTGACCAGAAACCGGAGTTAGATCCGTAACCAAGCAAACCGCACTATAGCTCGGATTAGAAGTTCCCACAGCTGAGCTCGTCGGCTTGATAACCACAGTTGCATTGCTACCAATCAACGGCCACAAAGTAGCGTCAACAGTAGAAGCCGCATAATCCTGATTGAAAGTGAGAGTTAGTGACCCTTCCTTCAAACCTGCAACACGAGTAACCCAAGTGCTGCCAAACGCAGTAGTGGTCACATCGTTAGCTGAAGCCTTCAGTTCAACCTGAGTTAGATACCCAGCCAGAGCTGTAGAACCGTTGATAGAAACGCTGAAATCTGTTGCAACGAAAATTGCCATACAATTTATCCTTTTTTTATTGTGCGAAAACCTGTACTGAAAACTCAGCACTCAAATAGTCTATACCGTTGATACTGACGGATCCGTAGGCCGAAAGCTCGGGAATGAAAACCTCATAAGCCTTACCGCCCAAAGTGCGATCAGACTCAACCGCATACTTGACCGATCCAGATCCGGGTGCAACCAAAACGTCGAGAGCAGCCTGAGCTGTCCGCTCACTCACCCTGCCAACCACAACCGTAATCTGAAAAGTGTATTCAGCCATAGAACGCTGGTTCTGCTGATTGTAATTTATCTTGGTCAAACCAATCATCGCCATAGGTGGGTTCACTAGATCCGGCAGCGTATCGACAACACGAAGCCCAGAGATCGTCTGCAGATTAGTTGCCAGCCCTTGCCTAAGCTCGCTGATACTACTCATCAAGCACCAGTTCTGAGTAGACGGAATGGGTTGATCAGCTGAGCAACATCACCATCAATGTTCGCACCAACACGCATGATCCCAATGTCAGAAACACCGGCAACACCAAGCGGGGACTCCAAACGCTTGAACAGTCGGGAAGCCTGAATGATGGCAGCAAACTTGATCGGTTCTGGTACTGAGCTCCAGCCAAATTGTCCTGTGACCTTGACCAAAGCCATCTCAGCCCAAACAGGGAACAAATAGTTGTCGGTTGCGGTAATGGCCGTATATGGCGAATACGATCCGTTCGCACGTTGATTAGGGTTGAGCAGCTGATAGTCGCCTGCCTCCCAAGTTGTATCAAAGATAAGCGGATCCGTACTAGAAGTCTTGATCTCAGTAATAGATTGAGCATCATCAATCCAACACACAAAACCATCGTTGGCCTGATAATAGCGAACCTCACCTGCAGCTGTGGAATAAAAATACCTGTTGCAATACTGGTCAATCATTCTGGAAGCAGAGTTAATGCTGTTCTCCAGTAAAGAATCATCCAGATTATCTGTGATGCGAAGTGCGGCTTTCACGTCTGCTAAAGTGCAGTATCCATTGGTAACGGCCAAAATAAACTCCTAAAGTCAATCTCTAGTTTACTTCATACCCGCTATACGTTGCTTCAGTTCAGTAGTAGAAATGCCTTGAGTGTAAGGAACATAAACAAGCTGTATTTCAAGGTCATCTAACCAATCCTGAGTGAACTGCATTTGAGCATAATAATCACGCCTAGCCCAGTCATCCCCGATCACAACAAAGTCCGGATCCACCTGCAAGATCGTAGGTTTAGAATCAGCCCCAGCAATGTTAGGAACAACCGCATCAACGTACCGGCAACCCAGCAAAACCTCTTCACGCTCCGCAAACGACATAATAGGCGGTCTGCCCTTGTACGCCTCAATGAAGCCATCAGTGTTCAAAGCCACAATAACACTGCCCTCATCGCCCACAAGCCTCCTACAAGCCCGCAGGAACCTCACGTGACCTGAATGAAACAGATCAAACGTGCCACCGGTATAAACTACCTTTCCCAAGCGTTCACCCTCCGGATAAACAAATCCCACTCACCCGCAGTCAGATCCCCAGCTGCGACCTTGGCTTGGAACAAACGCTGATTAGCTCGAAACGTCTTGTCGTTTTGCGAATGAAAACCGGAGTTCAAAGTGCTGGAATTATCATGCTCAAGCTCAGCGTTAATAAACTTTGCCTTCACGCCAGCTGCCATCAACCTACGCTCATAATCGTTGTCCTCAAAGTAGATCGGGTGGAAACGCTCATCAAACAAACCAGCCTTCAACACTGCACCCTCACCTAAAACAAACCCGCTCCACTTAGGCATGATACTCAAAAAGTTGATAGCCTCAGGATCCGCCTGCTCACTAATCTTCTTCAACGCTCCAGCCTGAAAAACAGTATCGTCATTGACCAACAACCAATAGGGAGCAAACGGTGTCGTCTTCACGATCAGATTCAAGCCACCCGAATAACCCAAGCCATGCGGCAACTGAATCAGCCACAAGTTCTCAACCAGATCCGGCTTCACAGGATCATACTCACGCCTACCCGAATTATCTACGATCACCAAATGCTCAACCGGATAGTCAATACTCGCCAGCAAGCGATCAGCTAAATCAAACCTAGAGTAAGTAAGAAAACCTAAAACAGGAATCACTTGGCAGAGAGTTTTTCAATCAAAGGTCGCCATGACTCCTTGTAAACCTTGTCCGCATCATACTGTTTAGCGAACGCAATAGTGTTCGGGAACTCACCCCGGCCACGCTGATATGCCTGCTCCAACGCATCCACGATCCCAGACACAAGTGGAATATTGAACCAAGTGTGCTGACCAGAATCCCAAAACGGCTGACCATTCACAAGAAAAGAATCAGGCGAAGCAAGCTCAGCTGAAGCTGCAAAATTAGAAGTGATTATAGGAACCCCACACGCTTGTGCCTCTACCTGTGGAACGCCAAAACCCTCGCCATAGTTGCAGAACAAACCAACGTCCCACGCAGAATAGATCGCAGCTAAAGTCTCTTGACTGATGCCATAGCTGTAGGCAATCGGATCCACCATGACTACCTTCTCGGATGGAACACCACAAGCCTGCAAAATGTTTGGCAATACAAACCCAGACTGCTTGCCATACGGCTCAGTGTGCAAATACAAAACAACATCGTCATGCTTGCTCGCAAAAATTGCGAACGCTAAAAAGTTCTCGGCAACAGCCTTACGGTGAATAAAGCCTCCAGCCTTATTAGCGAAGTTCATGCCAACAACAAACTTGTCGTCACCACCAACAAACTCACGCCCAGACTTACCCTCAGGCAACAAAGCGGTCGGCTTAAAAATGTCGGTGTCAATGGCGTGAGGAATGTATTCAGACTCAATCCCAGCGTTCTCAATCATCGCCTTACCAAACTTGCTCATAGCGATCGGAGTCACGTTCGGCTTCCTCAGCCAAGCTAAAACTTTTTCAGGTGCAGGCTGGTGATCAATCGGCACCCACGAAGCGATCGGAATGGAATCCAACGCAGGATTGTCCAAGACCCACACGTCATACAAAGTCACCATCCAAGCTGGCAGACCGGGGTTCTCGCTCTTCCAATGAGCATGATGCAACGGCATAACATCCGTAGAATACTGGTTCATTCCACGAGAGTAATGCGGGATCAAACCAGATCCGGTTTCAATCAAACTGTTCACACCCTCACCACCATAGTTAGAAAGCATGGCAACCTTGTGTCCATCCTTCACAAGCCGTTCAATGACCTGCTTAGATTGTGTGCCATAGCCAGTCGGCTGATTGAGTGAATTTGAATACCACGAAATAGTTGATTTAGTCATGCCCTAAGCATAATAGAAAACACCCCCCAAAACAGCCCTACGCAGCTGAGATGGGGGGTGCAGTCTAAAAGAGTTAAGTAAGCGTTAGCTTGCTCCACCCTTGAACTTCTTGATGTTTGCCTTCTGGATTAGTGCAGAATCGAGTCTCCAAGTTGCACGCCATGTAGCAAGATCATTACCAAATGCATAATCGTCGCTTCTGTCAATTTGAAGTCCGCCAGCATTTCTGATGTACAGGCTCTTCAAATCACCGGCCGCTAGAGAGTTAACTCCAGTACCAGCTGATGGGATTGCAGGAGTTTCAATTACAGGAACACCAAGAATCAGGTCTCTGCGATCTTTTGAATCGCCAACGCTGAACAGGTAGTTTCCTGCAGTGTCCTTTAGCTTACGCAGAGCTGCAATAGATGTTGCGTTTGCAAGCAAAGCGAAAGATGGACGCTGACGTAATGCACCATCAAGGCTGTAAATAAGATCGATCACTTGATCCCCGGTAAATGCTCCTGAGACTCCAGTTGATCCGGTGACTCCGGTTCCGGCCACAGCAAGGAAGCCTGTCGGTTCCACAGTTCCGGTTCCGTTTACAATCTTGTCGGCTATTGCATAACCAAACGCATTACCAAACTGTTCCGCTAGGAAGCTGACGATATTAACGCCAGAGTCTGCGATCAGTTCCTTAGACAGCTGTGCCAAAGCACTGAACTTATATGCCGATAATGTTGTAAACGCATTGAAGGTCGGCTCAGAAGTTCCAATAGAAACTCCTTGACCTACGATAGTTGCAGTTGAGAAAGTTGCCTGAGATGGAATCTGTAGGTTCTCTCCACCAGTGGTGTTGATCACAGTCGCATACTCAAGAAGCGGGTTCACTAGACGTGCAACGTTAATAATTTCTTGGTAGAAATTTGTTGGAACTGGTGCCCCGGTGCTTGATCCGGTGATCGCTCTAAACTCGTGACCACGAATCTCGCCAGCAGCCATCTTGCGTAGAATCTCTGCATCAGAGTTAAGTGCACCCTCAGCAGAAAAGTTAACTGCACTTGACTGCATAGCCTCAGCAACTTTAGCTTCACGTTGCTCCAGCTCAATAACTTCATTAGCTCGGTTGATGACGTTGGTCATCTCTTGGTAAGTTGCTTCTTCTTCACCAGTCAAAGCACGACCTTCAGCTGAATCCAAAAGTGCCTTAGCTGCATGCCAAGCCTTCGCTTTTGCTTCAACCTGTTTTGCGATAAATTCGCTCATGGTTTGTTCCTTTCAAGAACATAAATAAATGGGTTTAGTTTGTGGCGATACACGCTCAACACGCTAGGGGATAAACGCACCTAACAAATAAAGTCTAATAGCACAAAAGATACACGCTTAAAAAGAAAACCCGCTGGGACAAATCAGCGGGAAAGAAATTAGTTTCTTTTTTAAAAGCAAGCAGAGAACGAGAAAACTGCCTACCTAACTACTATACACGTTGCATCAGCAAATCAAGCTGTTTCTTCTTCAAATCAAGGACATCATTTGCGTTAGAAACCTCTGGATCCTTCTTCAAAACCTTACCCAGAGTATCGGTTAGCAGCTCGCCCTGACGTTCAGTCAGCTCCTCGCCAGCCTCCAAAGCCAACAAAGCATCAGTCAACTCCTCGGCAGAGATCCCACGAAGCTCAGCCAGCTGCATGATCTTCTCACTGAGCTCAGTCATTGCACGAACAGTGGCTGTGCCATCAGTAGCGGTATAGGCCGGAAAAGCAACACCCACGCTAACCTCATGAACATTGACACGCTTCAAGACACGCTCCGAAGCTGAACGCCAAACATCGCCACCGGCAGGAATACGGAATCCAAAGCTGAACGCAGTCACGTCCCCACGCTGAATACTGACGGCCGCATCTCGTCCAGCCTGAGTATCAGGCAGATCCGCTTCCACAAGCAAGCCACGCTCATCCTCAGTCAAACGCAAAGTGCCTGCACGAGTAGATCCCAACACGATACCGGTGTCATGGTTCCACAGCAACTTAACATCGTTGCGTGACTTCAAAGAATCAGAAAACGCACCACGCTCAATGGTCTCAATAAACGGCAACGGCTGGCTAGGGGAATTGAACACCGCAGCATAGCCACGCAAAGTCATGCCATCACCCTCAGCACGAATCTCTAAATCCTGAACCGCAACACGCTGCTCAATGCCAGACACAACACGCTCGCCACGCTCATGCAACTCAACAACCTTGGACGGATCCACAAAACGCACGCTGTCCTCCTCCAGATCCACAGGAACCAAATCAGCCGGCTCAACCACGTCAACAACATCAACAACTTCTGGATCGGCCACAGCCTCCACAAGCTCGGATAGATGATCAACAGTCTTAGCCAACTTGCCTACAAGCTCTAAAACCTCACCCTTCAACTCGTCAACTTTCAAAACAAGTTCTTCTTTACTTAGAGAGTAATCTTCCAACTGTCTGTCTTCCATTTCATTAGTGTTTTCTACTATCAAATCTAAACCATTCCTAGTATCTTCAGGCAAACCATTCACCCACGACTGACCTGCGTCACCGCCCCATGCGTCCCATGCGACACGTCCGGCACTTGGGAAACCATCCTCACCAAAAGAAAAACCTGTCGCCTGCTTGTCAATCTCATGTCTAGCAAAGTAGGAAATCATGCGGTTCACGACATCGCCCGAAACATCCTCACCCGAAGCAAGCTGGCTCGCACGCCTACGACCAACCGCAGTAAAACCAGATCCGGCAAAGCCATCAGCGATCCACTGCAACGCACGCTTAGCTGCAACAGCAACACCAGCTGGTGGCGAATAAGTTTCATTAGGATCAACAGCTCTCTCACCGCCAACAGGAATACCTTCAGCCAAACTAACCGCAACCATCTGTGCTATAGCCTGTGCCTTAGTTTTATGCTTACCCAAAACTTCCCCATCATCCTTTACAGTGTTCCAACCTGTAGGAACTTGCTCAATAAAATAAGGCATCGTTAGTCCTGCTTCTGAATCATCACGCCAAGCGAATAACTGCCAGAGCTAGTGCGAGCATAAAGTGCATCACCCGGATCCAAAGTTATCTGCAAAATGTCTGAAGCGTCAACATGGATAGACTGCCCTGCAACTAAAGTTGATCCACCAAGATAAATCAGGCGGTTAGTAGTGTTTTCAAGATTATGTAAAGTAGCCCGAACAGGTTGAATATCTGGTGCAACAACTTCAACTAAAGCAGTTCCAACAGTGTAAGCAGATTGACTAATACTCATCAAGCACCTGTTTCATAACTGCCATCAGGCACAGTGGTCGGGTTCTGCAGCTGCACAGTAGGCAAACCAGTGTGATCGATCTTAGGCAAACCTAGAACAGTCAAAACGTCCTCAGGCACAAAGCCAAGTGAGATCAACTTCTGTGCCATATCAACCTTGGTCTCATCCTCAGTCAGCGAAGCTGCAGAAATGTTCACGTTAGTCAACGGCACACGAACAACATCGCCACCGTCAATAGGTCGCATATTTTCTTTGCGTCTAACCTCATTAGTGCTAAGCACACCATTCTGAAGCAACTTGCTGTAGCCCTCGATACGAGTCGCATAATCTCCACGCAGCAGATCGTCAGTGCTAAAAGCAAGATAAGCGTTGTCGGGTAGCAGCTGGCTGAACGCATCCTCAAGTTTCGCTAACCAAGGTCTTAGCGTATGTGTCACGAACGCAATCTGCTTCTGCTCTATCGAATTATAACTTTGCCCACCATTGTTTAAACCGATCATGTCTGTCGGAACACGATACGCACGAGCAATATCTTCAACAGCTAGTCTGCGAGAGTCCAACATCTGTGCCTGATCGTTAGCAATAGTGGTCGGCTTGAAAACTGCACCGCCAGAAAGAATGCCAGTCTTGTGTGCCTTGCGGAAACCCTTGTGTTGACGGTCAAAACTCTTAGCAAGGTTCTCGGCCTGCTCAGCTGTTAACGCACCCGGATATTCGATCACGCCTTGGGTGAGAGTTCCTTGACCAAAGAAACGAGCTGCAAAACCTTCTAAAGAAATAGCAAGCCCAACATTTTCCTTCAAAGTGTCGATCGGTGACTTACCTCGGAATTCACCCGGAAACAAAACGCTGCCAGAAATATGTAGAACATCATCGCCAGACAAAATCTTGTCGCCCTCAGAAACAGTGGTATAAAACTTCTGGCCTAAAGCATTACGAGAAACGTGAACGCCAACAGGATTTAGAACAACCATGTTCACAATCTCGCCACGAGAATCCCTGAACAAACGCACAAACGCATTGCCGTCAACCAGCAAGCTGATCATCGTCTGCTGCCAAAACGCCACACTAGGAATGGCAACATCAGGCTTAGAAACCCAAGTCGGCTTCGGACGGTAAGGATAAGCAATGCCATCACGCCTGATATAAGTATCAACCGGCAACGCAGAAACAGTGTCGCTGATCAAAGACACACAAGCCCAAATAGCGTTAACTGAAAAAGCGGTGTTGTAATCAACAAACGCACTGGACTGAGTTTCATACGAAGTCAGATCCCCTGCACCCCAAAGCGACTGAAAACTTATAGCCCTAGACTCACCAAGATTACCTAGCATTATTTAATACTCTTTTCCCATGCCAAACCAAACAACAACACACCAATACCAGCAATTACAATACCGGCAGGAACAAAAACCAAACCAGCTCCAACAGCGATCAACGCTATTCCTGAAGCCTGCAAAATCGTAGGTAACAAATTCATCCTTAGAAAGAAAAGAACTCTGGCAACGCCATCGTTTCTAGTTTACTTGTTGCTCTATCATAGGCGATAACAAACGCCACACCAGCGTCAATCTTGCGTGGAGAGTTGCGTGACTCCTTCACAATTCTCGGTCCGATATTGTCAATCTTCAAAACACAGTTATCCAAATGCCTCGCCAGCAAGGGATTACCGTCATGAGTCAAAGTGGCCTCAGTCACAGAATCAAAAACCTTAGAACAAGCTGCCACCATTCGCCTTGGCGATGTGGATGGGTATTCCACGATCGGCAAACCTAGATCCTGCAACACCGCCATAGATCGCTGCCACCTAAAAGGGTCAAACGCCAGCTCCTTCACGTTCGGATGCGACTGACAAAACGCAATCAAAGTCTGCTCAACCTCCAAAGTATCCACACGCCAATCATCCAAATCATCAGGCTGCTTCTCCCACGCCTTCACAAGAAACACGTGCGGCTTATCGTCCCTAGACTTCGGCACAGTCACACCCACGATCGCAGTCGTATCGCCAGAGAAGGATCCGTCAATGCCCAACACAATCTCGTCAAACTCGCCAAGCTCAACTTCCGGATCAACAAGCGTGTCCCACACACCGGCAGGCAGCCAAGTGTTCTGAGAGTTCACCCACTGATTGCAACGCTTCGTTCTGAACTCAGCCTCCGGAGTACGCTTCACCATAGACTCAAAATCCTGCTTAGAATTGAGATCCCCATAACCCGGATTAGCCTTCACCCAAGTATCCTCAAGCCTGTGGTCGTCATCCAGATTGGCCTCCCACCATGCCATGTAAAAACTGTCATCAACAACCTCACCACGAGCAACCTTCTGCCCATACTGGTAAAGCTGGTAAGCAATAGAATCCTGCCCAGTGCTATCCGCCTTCACACCACAAGTAGTCGTAGCCAACATCATAGGCTGCCTACGAGAAGCCATCGCCAGCTGCATAACATCCCACATCTCACGATTAGGAAATGCGTGAACCTCATCAGCTAAAACTGCGGTCGGGTTAAGCCCCTCCTTGGAATAAGCCTCGGCAGATAGAACACGCCAGATAGATCCGGTAGCTGGAACCTCAATCACGTCCCGATAAATGTTGCACATCGCAGCAAGCTCAGGTTCACGATCAATGATCTTCCTAGCCTCACCAAAAGTAATACGTGCCTGTTCCTTTTCCGCAGCGATGGAATAAACCTCACCACCCTCGTCACCATTGAAAAGAAACCACAAACCAAGCCCAGTCACCAAAGCGGACTTCCCGTTTTTTCTGGCCATCCCCCAAAGTGCGGTACGTTTCTGGAACAGCCCATTCTCATCAAGTGCCAAAGTTTCCTCAAGCAACTGCTCCTGCCAGCTGCGAAGTTGAATCGCCTCGCCCGCATTACCAGCAATAGAATCCTTAGTCAAAGTCACAAACGTGTTAATAAAATCAACGGCATCTGCACCACTACTGCCAAAGCCCTGATCCACTGGAGTAACCCAAGCTGGCGGCCAACTCTTGCTAACTGTTTCTGGCATCTTGCCTACGCTTCAACGCTTCCATTTTGCTAATCGCCTTGACCTCAGCAACACCCAACTTGCTCCGATCCGCAGGAGTGAAACCAAGCAAACTCAAGTTGCGAATAATGCGATCATCCAGCTCACGCAAAGCCCTACGCTCACGCCAATCATTAGACTGCATCACACGAACACGCAGGTTCCAACGCTCATCAACAAGCTCACAAGTCATCAACAACAGCTCGGCGTCAGTGTTCGCAGAGATCCACGACAAACCAGAACCCCAAACCTTATCCCAAAACTCACGCCCATACTTCAACAACGGCCGAGCAGGATCAGGAATAGAAACAACAGGCTCAAGAATCTGTAAAGCATTACCCTCAGGCAACGGCCTCTTGCCGGGGTTGCCAAGTTTGCGTTTAACCTCAATCGGCTTAGACGGCCTACCAGCAGGCATGACTAGTCCTTAATCAGCTCGGCAGTTTTACCTGTTAACTTTTCCCAGCGAGCAATAATAGTGTCAACATACTTAGGGTCAAACTCCATCATGTAGCAGACACGACCAAGCTGCTCAGCAGCAATCAAAGTAGATCCGGAACCGCCAAACAAGTCCAAAACAATGTCGCCCTGCCTAGAAGCGTGACGGATCGCACGACCACACAAAGCCAACGGCTTGGCAGTCGCATGCAGATCATTCCTACCCATAACACGCTGAATGTGCCAGACATCTTGGAACTCCTGCTCATCACCTTGATGCGAGTTGATGTTCGGCTTGCCATTTTTCAAAACGTTAATAATTTCGTAAGTCTGCGGATAACTGATCGGCTTCTCGTCAATCTCAACCTTGCCCTCAGCCAAAGCGTTCGGGTTAAAAGTAGGCTCACCACTGGTAACCAAATTCACAAGCTCATAACTGTACTGGTAATCCCAGCCCATACCCTGCACAATCTTGTCCCAAATAATTATGTTCGCCAACTTAAATGACTTCAACAAATACGGCAACAGCTCGTGATTACGTTTCCAAGCAAAACAAATGTACATGGCCGCATCCTTCTTAATGAAACTGCCCATGACATTAGTGAAACCGGCCAACAAGTTCTGCCACTCAAAGTCGGTGTAGTCATCATCAAACATGTGGCTAAGAATATTGCCGGCACCATTAGTCTTGGCGGTCATACCAGTGTTATACGGTGGATCCGTAAACACCATAGTAGCCAGCTGACCGTTCATCAATTTCTTACCGTCAACCATGCTCGTAGAATCACCACACATCAAACGGTGATTACCCAGCAACCAAACCTGCCCAAGCTTAGCTCTCGGCTCCACGTCA